AGCAATCGACGATGTAATTGATGTGTACATAAACACGTTACCAGAAGCCTCTATATTGAAGGGGTACAAGCGCCGTAAGAACACAATAGGTTTTGTTACTGATGCGAACTACGCGTTAAACCGTAAGGGTTACCAGACTGGTGCACAGATTGTAAGATTAGAGTCTGTTCGTGAGCTAGGTCAACTTAAAACCGAGCTTAACAATACGGTATCTGACGAAGAGATGCCTGAAAAAACTAGCTATCAGGTACAACTTGCGGAAGAGTTAAATAACCGTGTGGATTTCGTACTTAATGGCGCGAAGAACAAAGGGTTTGAGAACGTAGTTAAAAACCTTAACCAAGGTGCATTTGTATATACAATCGGTTTTAACGTTGCATCGGCTATTGTTAACTTGTCACAGGTTCCCATGGTTGCCTTCCCTATGTTGGGCGGCAAATACGGATACAACCAAACTCGTAAGGCTATCCTCGAAGCTAGTTCTATTGTGACAGGCGCACGTGGTGTGGCTACGGAAGAGAGCCGTACAGGTAAAGCGTTCGCCAAAGCCTCACTCGCTCATGGTATCGACAAGTACTTTGAGATTGGGCGCGATAGAGAGGGTAACATAAGCATACAACTGCGTGATGATTTAGACCTACCTGCTAAACGTATCGAACAGCTACGCGGTATTCAGCAGATGGTACTCGCTGCAAAGGAACAAGGTCAGCTTACTAGTTCATTCTTGAACGAAGCGTTAGGTCTTGAAGAAGGTGGGAAAAAAGTAGAGTCAGGTTGGTTTAACAAGTTAACAGGACTAAGTGCGGGGATGTTCAGTCAAGCTGAACGTTATAACCGTCAAGTTACTTTGATTGCAACCTACAATTTGCAGAGAGATAAGCTAAAAGCCGAGGGTATGAGCGATGTCATGGCACGTAAAGAAGCCGCAGAGTACGCTATTGAATACACTCAACGTATTAACGGTGGCTCTACGCTTGAAACTGCGTCAGGTTTATCTCAAGAAGGTATCGGGCGTGTCGCGTTGATGTACAAGAACTATGGTATTCAAATGTATACCATGATGTTCCAAACAGGCAAGCAAGCTATCAATGAAATGTTTAAAGGTAACCCGAAACAGAAGAAGGAAGCGCTACGACAAATCATTGGACTGCACGGTTCAGCGCTGTTTTTCTCTGGTGTATACGGTATGCCATTGTACGGGGCGATTTCAGCTATTTACAACGCCCTTGCAGACGATGACGAAGAAGATTTCGATACTGTTGTGCAGAGCTACATGAACCAAGGTATGTTCCGAGGTGGTGTGAATGCGTTATTAGAAGGTTTAGGTGTGGACGTCGATGCAGGTATCCGTATGCGTATGACAGATTTACTCTTGCAAGAGGACCGCTTCAACCCTAACCCAAGCCCTGAAGAACGCATCGGCGGTCTTGTTGGTGGTGTTGCGCTAAGTATAGGGAAACGGTTTATTCGCGGTGCTGAAGATGTCTCTAACGGCGAGTATCAGCGTGGTATCGAACAACTAGTACCTGCCGCAATCACTAACATGATGAAGCCTTTCCGGTATGCTGAGCAAGGGGGTATTAGAACGCGGCGCTACGACCTAATACATGGTGACTTGTCATCAGGCGAAGTAGCCGCGCAGGTCATTGGTTTCGCACCGGAAGAGTACCTACGCCAACAAGAGCAGAATCGTCGAGTGAAAAACATTGACGAAGCTATAAACAGCAAGGCTTCTAAACTGACTAAGAAATACTATGTTGCCCTACGTACGGGTGATATATCTACGGCATTGCAGGTTCGGCGTGAGATTAACGAGTTTAATAAACGTAACCCTAAGTTCGCCTTAACTCCTGAACGTGTAGAACGCTCTTTAAAAGGTCATCTACGCACTACGGAGAAAATGTACAACGGTGTTAGCATTAGTAAGAGAATGCAGGAGTATTTGAATCAGCAAAATGAGGATGTACTAGATACGGTGTTATTCCCTAAAAGGTAATAAAAAGCCCCGCCGAAGCGGGGCCAACCGGAGATAACTCTACCACGGCGAAGTGGGGTAGCTATCGAGTTAAATGTATCACAAGATTCGCCAAATGCGTACACCAAAATAGCCCTTTTCTTCTCTGGCTACGTATTTTAGTTTCCATTTCCGGTGTCTGAAGTGTTTTCTAACTTGCGAGACGACTTTCTGTGCCTCAACGCACGGTATAAAAAAGGACGTCCCTGCCCCAATATCGCTCCCTCGGATGGCAAACTTTACCCCGTCAACATCAATTATCATCACCGTCTATCCCTTGCTTCCAAGGAATTATCAGCGCCTTACTACTGCCGAGTTTTAACTTAGTACCTGTGCCTAACCTACACGACTTAGACTCTGTTTCTGGGAATTCTTGTTTTAGGTCGGCGCAAAGCGCAGAGTAACTAATCTGCCTATCCACGCACCATTCTCTAAACTTACTTATTAATATGTAGAGCCTACCTTTATCGGACTCATACCTGCCAAGCAGTTTTATATTAACCTTCTGGTCAGGAGGTATTATATTACCATCAGCCGTCTGAGTAACGTCACTATCGTCGCGTATCTGCAAGAAGCTACCTAAGTTTTCTGCCAGATACTCACTGATTGTTTGAGTTGCCGACGTTCTCATATCAGCGATACGTTGCTTATTATACGGTAACAAGTCTTGGACTATGTATCTTAGTACGTTCTTAGGGTCGTAGTTAACAAGCCCTAGCTTTTTAAGTATTACTAGCCCTGCAATAGCGTACGTTGCACCTGCTGTCCAAAAACGGTTAGCGATTACTAGTTTGGCGCGTTTCTCTACCGCTTCACGTACCTTTGCAATAATCATGTCCGTTTCTATAGGGTTTTTGATTATCCATTCGACTACAACAGGTCCCGCTACACCGTAATGGCTCGATAACTCAGCTTCAAAATTACCTGCCGCCCTGCTCTGTTCAAAGTCGCTTTGTTCAAACTGCTTCTTAACTTCCATCTCGATTACACGTTGGGCTTCCGCTTCCGGTGCAGACTTACCGCCTCTACCCATAACTTTATCGACCAGACTCATGTTGCCCGTGGTAATAGCAATTAAAGACCAAGTGCCGCCCCTAACACGTTCCTCGTTGGTTGCGTTATTCATACGGTTACGCTGTTTACCGTTGGTCATTTGGTATATGAGTTGAGAGGCTTCTGTTGGCGATATGTTAGTTATTTCATCGAGCACAAACGGGATATTATTCCACACTTCGGCACGGTTCATAGACGACGCTTTCGTGTCCTCAAAGTGCATCATCAACTCTTTCGGGTTACCCCACAAACTAAGAGCGGCTTTAGCTACTGCGCTTTTACCAACACCGGACTTACCACCAAGGTGCATTATCGCGCCGTTTACGTTGTCACGTTGCATAAGTATAGAACCGACACCTAAGCCGACACCTAACTGTTGTTGTACATATCTGGGGTCGTCCCAGAATTTCATGTTATCTACCCACCCTTGCAAGTTACCCTTAGATTCAAAGTATGAAAGGTAGGGCGTCGTTCTAGCAGACGGAAGCGATAGCATAGGGCCGTTCTCGGTATATAGAGTCTCACCTAATACGAACTGCGTACAGTCTTTGTCTTGCCAACCAAACTGCCGTACTGGTTTCTTAGCAACGGTGGTCTGTTGGTAGTGGTCTACCCACGCCATAATATATCTCCTAAGCTCGGTCTGGTTATTCGCTAAAACACCCTTCTTAGCTAGTTCTTCTCTTAACTTGTCAGAAGAAGATACCTGAGCGTTTGTTATCGAAAAAGTCCGTACACCGTCATGGGGTAAATGGACACGCGCTACAAGTGCTTCACTGTGTTCTATATCATCGTATGTTCTGTCCGCGATATAGAGAGTATGTTTGCAGACCAGTTTAAAATCAGGATTGCCGTCAGCGTCTTGGCTTTTAAGATACACGCCGCCTTCTTTACCATACGCGTAACCCTTCGGTGGGGCAGGTATTTTAGCAGTGACTTCCCCTCGCACAATACCGTCACGGACTATCTTGGTAACTTCTACGTACTCGTCATCTTCGTCTTTTTTGGGTTCTGCTAGCTGATGCCCTAGCACAATCGGTGACTTTATCTTGCCATTATTCGGGCAGTTGTCGCACACGCCACGGTTTAAGTTGTTGAACATCTCGCACGTGTAAGGACCTTTCGTTTCGTCTGCTTTTTTACGCGTAGCCGATTCCGAATAGTCGGGGTGCTTCTCCGACACCTTACGCATGGCAATACTGTTATCAACACATCGCACAGCGATGGATAACGCCCCACGCCACGTGGGTTCATCGAGAGACGCATTGTTTACCACGGCATTAGCGAGTTGTTTGCAGCCTTTACCCTCTTGGGTTTTCTTCATTATTGTTTTGAATGAAGCCTCGAGGTTACCTGATAACTTGTCAGTCAGACTATCTTCTAAATGCTCGAATCCTGCTGGCATCTGAAGTATGGGCTCTTCTATATACGTGTGCCCTATTAGGTCCGCAAACTTCTCGACGGACAGTAATTCTTGATTGGGGTCGAACCGCTTAACTTTACAAGGTATCGGGTCTTGCTCTTTGTGGTTAAAAGTGCCGGGGATACGCATGACTCGTGCAACGTCTGATGTAACCGCGGGGTCTGCCTTAAATGCGTGTTGAGCACAAAGTTCTTTCAGTTTATCTGCCAGTTTAGTCCACTGGTTCCCGTCGATAGCTTTGTCTAAAATCCAATAGACATGTATGCCACGGCCTGAATCGACCAGTGCGGGTGCGGGTAACCCCGTGTCTTTGAGAAATTTCTGCAATGCGATAAACGCATCTTTTTTCGAGCCGAAGTCTTTCGCGTCGAGGTCTAAGAAAAATGCCTTGATTTCTTCTACGTTAGTCTGCGTACGGTTACCTTTCTCTTTGAATGTGGCGATACCACAATACAAATCGTAATCGTCGTAGTCCTCGGTAGCTGCTAACAAGTCACTTATTGTTTGGTAGAACGTCTGCTTTGGGAACTCTTGGTCTTTATGTTTCGCAAATAATGCGTATAGGCCCCTTGTAGGTAGTAGCGCCCTTATAAAATTTTCACGGTTCATTGCCATCCCCTGAAGAAAAATAAGGGAACCCCGTTATGGGATTCCCATAACGACTACTCGTCCCAATCTTCGATTAGTCCTGCTAAGTCGTCGTCGATGTCCACTTCAGGTTTTTCAGCTTTTTTACTGACCTTGGTAGGTTCTTCTATTACTTCTTCTTCTTCTTCCGGTTCTGGCTCCGGTTCTGGCTTAGGTTTCGCTTTAGTTTTGGCCTTTGGTTTTTCTTCTGGCTCGTTAACTACGGCGGGTGCAACACCATCAGCCTCGGATACCGTCATCACTAGTGCATCTTTAACTTGCTCAGAGTCACGTAGTTCAACAACACGCTTTAACTCGTCCTCAGCTAACATGCGGTTAGGTTTAAAGAACACTTTAGGCGTATCGCTATCTTCGTCAAAATACATTTCAGTAACCACAGCGATAGCAGGGGCTTTGTGAGTTTTAAGCATTTTACCGAAGGCTTGCATCGGCATGTGGCCGTTCTCAGCCGCACCGAACACAGACTTAGCGGGTAGACTAAGCTGATAGACCGGAATCTCGTCTTGGTCTAGTTCAGTATCAAGTGCTACTGCCAAACGCTGTGAGAATCGACATGCGGCACTTTGGCCTTGTCCACTGCCTTTGATAGCCATAGGGCAGTCTTTACAGTTCTCAGACTTTCTTTGGTCGGCAGGTACTCTATCGTCAGGCTTTTTGCTATCCGCAGACCAACACGTAGGAGGTGTGGGGTTATCAGGGTCATAGTCACCCTCGTAATAAGTGCGAGAAAGTTCAGCCGCTTCTACGATAACAATGTTTAACGAGTCAGTACGTGGTTTACCCACTTGTTCACCGCCCACAACTAAGCGGAACTTACTACCTTTCAAGCTGATGCGTTTATAATCGCCGCCACCACCTGCTAGTTTATCTGTTGTTTCCTGCAAGCTCTTGAATAAGTCAGAGTTTGCAAGCGCAGAGCTAATATTCATTAGGTCGTTCATTTTGCCACCTTATAGGTCTTGTAGTTCATCGTGTTCGTCCAGAATACCCTCTAGCTCTTTATCAAGCTCAGGGTCGTCTTTCAGATGTGGTACACCGCGTACCTTGCTCTCCAACTCTGCTTCAGCAGCTTGGACTTTTTCTTCCGAAACTTTCTCTGGTGCATCGTTTGGTAACACTCCGTCTATGCTGTTGAGAATGTCATCGGCAATCTTAGCGCGTTGTTCATCCGTCATGCCCTCGCGGTTCTTGTAGTTAACAAGCGCGTCTTGTACGGCAGGTAAATGAAAACGGTACGTTAAGCCGATTTTAATGTAACTTGTTTCTGGGATTTTCTTATCCTTTACCCACTGGCGTATCGTGGAATGCGATACGCCGAAGTAGTTAGAGATTGCTTCTATACCTGCGAAGGGACCGCTCATTTTGCTTTCCTCACTGAGACTTGATACTCAGAATTCATATTGATAAAGTCTGGCACCTCACCGTCAAGCTCTTCAGCAATGAATTCTTTAACCGCAGTTTGGTTAAGACGCTTCTCATAAAACTCAGGAACGTTATGGTCCCTGATAAAGTTATTCATCGCTTCCCAGTCATTCGTCCAGTAACGTGTCTTGACAGTACGGAAGAACGTACCCGCAGTTGTCTTAACACTTTCTAGGTTATTTTCTTTGCAGAAATCTAGGAGTGCAGCTTTGACTTTATCTTGCTGTTCTCTGAGGATTTTGTCCTGCTTGTCAAACTCAGCTTTGATTTCACTGCGCTTGTCACGAATCTTTAGAAAGACGCGGGTTAGCTTTTCCGGCAAAGCGCCGTTAGGGTTTTCTTCAGCCATTGTAATCTCCGGTTGTTGGTTGAACTCACAATATAATAGGTATTCTTACGTTAGTCAAGTATTTCGTGGTAAAGGTCAACTAGACTTGTGTGGAAGTCTATTTTCTTGTCCAACATGGCGTAATAACGTCTCTCTACGTACGAACCGCGTAGCTGAACAATCGTACATTTACTATCCTGTCCCGGCCTATGGATACGAGCGTTGGCTTGCAGGTAAGTTTCGAGTGATGGAGTTGGCCCCCACCAGACGATAGTATCTGCGGCGGTCAGTGTAACGCCATGTGCGGCGGCTTGAGGTTGGATAACTAAAACTTCAGGCGTATCCGACGTTTGGAATCTTCTGAATACCTCACTGCGTTTGCCTGCTGACACGTCACCACTAATTACCTCGCATGATATTTTATCTTTGCGTAGCTTCTCGACTACGAGGTCGATGCAATTCTTGTAGGGCACGAACACAAGTGTTTTCTTACTTGCTTCGTCGATAACATCACGTAACTCTTTATAGCGTGACTTTACATCGAATCGCAATATCTCTCCCTCGTCGGTGTACACCGCGCCAAGGCTAATCTGCATGAGTTTGGCTAACTGGATAGCCGCATTACGAGCGGTAACCGCCTCACCTGCCGCTGACATGACCATCTTGTCTTTGAGTAGCTTATAGTACTTCTTCTGCTGTGCCGTCATCTCCACATCGCGTTTCGCTATAACGACTTCAGGTAAGTCTAGGCATTGGTTTTTGGTGTACCTAATAGCAGGTTGCAGTACGTTATGAATAATGTCACGAGCGTCAGGTTTAGGAACCCATTTGAACTGCGTTAGTTTATTCATCACCATGTCACGGAAGCGACCAAAGTACTTCGGCACTCCGCTTGGGTTCATCATCTTTGCTAGGCCGTACGCATCAACAGGGTTCTGTGCGGCGGGTGTACCCGTCATCATCCACAACCAAGTGTCAGGCTTGATTAACGCGTTAAGTGTTTTCCATCGGTCCGTCTGTGCGTTCTTATAGTGATTAGCCTCGTCGATGATTATGCAGTCGAAGCCTCCGGCAGCTATGTCCTCGCGCACTACTTCAATACCGTCGTAATTTATTATCACGTAGTCGGTGTTGAGGGCCAGTACCTTCTGACGTTTCTGCTTTGGCCCGTGGCAAACTTCTACTGTACGGTGCATAGCGAACTTGAACAGGTCGTCTTTCCATGCCGAATCCATAATAGACAGAGGGCAGACGACTAACACGCGGTTTATCTTACCTTGTTTGAGTAGGTAGTCTGAAGCCCATATAGCCGATGCGGTTTTGCCCGTGCCTTGTTCTGATAACAAATAACCACGCTTGTTAAGAGTGAGAAATGCAGCGGTCTTTATCTGGTGGTCGTAAGGTCTGAATGTGGTAGGCCATTTGTAGCGTTTTTCGATGGGACTAGGCACGTCAAAGCCTAAATTCCGCATCACCATTGTTTCTTCCAGACCCCAATGGACAGCCACTCTTCCGTCTACCAACTTGCTCTTTGGTATTAGATTCACTATCTGTTGGGGGTTGTCAGCCTCCAACAAGACAGCTTTGTCGTTTATAAATTGCATACTGTATCCGGTTGAAGTGTTATGGAATTCCCATAACGACTATTTTTTGTTTTTGTAGTTTCTAGCTCGGTTGGTACTACGGCTCTCTAGCTTAACACCGTCTTTATTAGTACCGCCTTTGCTTAACGCTTTAACGTGGCTTACGTCTTTGCCTTTTCTTTTCGCCGCTGTGTTAGCAACACGTTTGCCGTTTTTAACTTTAGTTACTGCGCCACCTTCTTTCTTATCTACTGCTCGTCTGGCTTTTTGAAGCTCCATACGACGTGCAAATTCAGGCGTACCTTTGCCTTTGTATGGTTGCTTAGCTCGTTTTGCTTTTGCCATTAGTTGTTCGCTCCATTGTGAATGCACTCTTGCACGGGGCAGTGTGCTCTACATAGTCCGGACTCCCGCGTAGGCCATTTGTCTAGCTTGTGCGCTTCCATCATTTTATTATGACGCTTTATCCAAGTAGACCATAACTCGCTACGCTGTACCTTCTGGTACTTCTTACGAATAAGTTCGTTAGCCTTAACGAATATAAGTCCCGAACGTACTTCATCTACTTCAGGGTAGCTTGCAAAAACCAGTAGCGCCATTAACTCAAGTTGGTCAGTATCTGCCCACTTGGTGTTCTTACCTGTCTTATAGTCGATTACCCATGCAATCTTGTTCTCTGCATCAATAATCAATAAGTCTATAATGCCACGTATCCAAACTTTCTTCGAGAAAAAAGTACAAGGCTCCAAAGTGTCTGTTATACCTAGCTTTATTTCGCAATGCTTTGTACCTTGCTTGGCATTTAACGAGTCGAGCGTAGGTTTAGCATACTCAAATTTAGGGGGCAGTGACTGGTTATCACGTATGTAGTTCTCGGCTGCTTTATGAAACGCATTACCCTCACGTATAGCATCGGTTTCGATGAACGGGTACTCAACTAAGTGCTTCACATGGTAGAACTGCTTAGGGCACTGCTCGAACGCTTTTATGTTGCTGTATGATGTCGGGTATATAGCTTTTATCTTGATTTGTTCAGTCATATTTTTCACTCCACTTGTTACCGTTCTGACCTATGATGTCCATGCGTTCTTCTGACCACCGCTCCTTGCAGTAATCTGTTACCTCGTCTGTGTTATCGCCACACGAACCGTAGTACTCGTGGTAGCCTACATCACAATCGAGTGGTAGTCCCTCGGCCCAGTCCGGCACGTACCGTAGGCATTTGAATACATAGTAAGCCGCGTTGTCAGCTTCGGCTTTAGGTGCAAGTGCAACCATCGAGTCGTGCACAGTGAGTGCTACAGGGTAACGCTTCTTAATAAGCAGCATCTGGTCGGCAATAACTAGCTTTGCTAGTGCTTGGCATACGTTCTCAATGACTTTACCGCCGTAGATTTTCTCTATACCGTTGCGCGTCTTAACACCGTACTCGTCACAATATTGACCTTGCCCGGTAACATGTAACCCGTTGTAGTACATAGGTAGGCCGTTAGGCATAATAATCGCGTTGGCCTCTGCGTTGACGCTGAGTACGCCAATCTTACCGAACAGTACCGCTTCACCTCTTGCCATGTACTCAAGCATCTCGTTTGCGTCGCGCCATAACTGCTTAATCCGGTGGTTAGTGTTACGGTAGGTAGAAACAATCATCCTCGACTCGTCGAGTGGGATTTCGACATTACCCATAGCCTTTATCTGGTCTTTGAATCGGTCTGCACCCATGCCGTAACCACAGCCTAGTATGGTCATTTTCCCGATGAACCGTTGTTCCGCTGTAACATCTTCTACTGCGATACCATAAATCTTCGACGCCATGAGCTTATAAACATCCTCACCACGCGCAAAGGCTTTTATTAAGTCACGTTGTCCGGCAAGCCACGCCACTATACGTGCTTCGATTTGTGCCAAGTCAGCTTCGATGCACACATGTCCTTCAGGGGCTTTGATTGTGTTTTTCAGCTTCTTACCATTGGGTCCACGGCTCGGTAGGTTTTGTAGATTAATCTTGTCCTGCCCAGACCACCGCCCTGTGTGAGCGCCATAATACTTGATTGGTACAGGAAGGATGCCCCGTTTGGCAATGCCGATGAACCGTTGTGCTCTGGATTCCTCAAGCGTTGACTTGTTACCCAGTCTTGCGCTTGCCAGTGCTTGAACTCTGTCGTCATGGTGTTCGAGTAAGTCTTTAAACGCTTGGTCTGTTTTTGCGAACGCATAGGATTGCTTTCCTGTCTTGGGGCTTATCTTCGTTGGTGGCTCTATACCTACACCGCGCAACAAATCCGCGAACTTGTTAGCACTCATTAGGTCCTCTTTAGTCACACCAGCTTCTTCGATAAGCCTTTCTTTTCTACGACTAACATCGTACAAGTGCGATTCGAGTCGCGCTAAATCTAGCTGTAGCGTAGGTTCTATGAACATGCGTAGCGTTAGGTCAATAACCTTTAACTCGTTAACAGGGAAGCCTTCTTTGAGGTACTGCATGAACAACTCATAGGTCAGCTCTACGTCATTGATACAGTAGTCACCGTACCTTGAAAGCTCAGGCTCAGAGAAAGTTAACCGACGCATCCCCATAGCTTGAATGACTTCAGTACCTTTGGCTTTACCCAGTCGTCGCTCTGATTGTTTAGCGAGTGATGCAGACTTGTGTACTCCGTCCCATGCACGGCTCATACACATTGTATCGGCGTATATCTTCGGCTTAATACCAAAGTGCCAGTTAAGTATCGCCCCATCAAAGGCGGTGTTCTGGCAGATTAGGATAGAACTTTTCCAGTCATACTCGGATAAGAAGTCAGCAATTTCTTCGTGCGTACCGCTGGCCCAGACGGTTTCGCCGTTGTCTACTTTGACACTGACGCCTATAACCTCAAACCTCTCGTCGCGTATGTATTCTTCGGTGGTTAACTTAGACAGTGAGTACTCTTTGTCGTAATAAGTTTCAAAGTCCAATGTGAGTTTAGTCAGCGCCATTAGGTTGCTCCTGTTCTGCGTGCGAACGGTTACTAATACCTTGCACTCTAGCGGATGCTGCGTCCCGTACAACCTTTGCGGGGTCGTCTTGCATCATAACAATACAGCTATCAGGGGTTAGCCTGTGGCACACAGCATAGAGTCGTTTGCGAAGGTTATCGGAGTTAGCCATCCCTACCAGAATGTGTTCTGCTACGTTGGGGTCACACTCTCTAAGCACTAACACCAAATCATGTTGGCTTAACAGGTCATCAATTGCTAAATCCTCTTCCCGCGGGGTAGGCTCTTTTTGACCCGGATACTGCATGGGGGTTTCTAAGCCGTACGGGTCTTTATGTGGGCCGTTCAGCATGTCCCGCATGGTCTCTAGGTTCTTGCTACCTTTACTTGTTGGAATCGCCATATCATTCTCCGAAATCAAATTCTAATTGCTGCGGGTTAGGACTTTTACCTAACAAGTAATCACGTACTTTGTCGATCTTGTCCTCGTTAATCACAACGGCTATACCACCTGCTTCGATTATCTCTTGTAGGTTTTTCTCCTGTAGCGGGGTCGGCTTGTTCTTACCTGCCTTACACTCGATACCGAAAAACCTGCCGTAGTAGCACCCCACTATATCCGGCACTCCACTGCCCCCGTAACCACCCGTCACTGGGTAGAAGTAATACGCGCCAAGGTCTTTAAGCACCTTGACTACTTTCTTCTTCACTTTCGCTTCTGGAGTCATCGCCATGTAAGTTCTCCCACTTTTCTCTGCACTTAAAATAAAAATCACGATACCGCAGTAACTTGTTACCGATACTGTTCTCTGAGCTGTTCAAACTAAAGAACTCGTTAACTTCAATGACACCTGCCTTGTCGCAGATGAACGTCGCGTAGACTTTGAAGTACGGTTTACCCGGCGCGTGGTCTAGTCTGAGCGAGAAAAACCCACGTTTCTCTAGCTCTTGCATTAACTTGTTACTAAATACAATCTCCTCGTCGTTTACCTTCGCGGCTACCTGCATGGTCGGGTCGTTCAACTGTGTATGTCGAAAGTTCATTTGCCACCCCCTTGCTCCGCTAAAAACACACGGATGCGGTTGTGGATGATGTCATCTTTGTGCACCGTGCCGTTGTCCAACAACTGAGCATGAACCGCTATGAGTAGGTCAATCATAAGGTCCCACTCTTGTATTAACTTCTTATTGTCTGCGACTGTACCGCAACACAAGTCTACTTCTCTTAATTTCTTAGTCATTCTCTAACTCCAATAACTCAACGGCGCTAGTGTATGTTGAGGGGTAAATGCCTGTCAGTGTCGTGACCTCGCACCATTTCAAGCCCTTGTCACGTAGAGGCTTCACTTGCTTGATAACCTCCATTGCAACGGCGCGTTTTTTCTTATTTTTGTTTTTCAGCATTTGTGAAAATAGCTCAAAATCATCGCCCACAACTTCGCGCACGTAGGTTTGTGAACAACCCGCTTCAACCGAAATTGAACGATATGTACAAAAACCCTTCGCAATTGCGTTATGTATATTTTCTTTATAAACCTTTCCTCTACTAATCATTATCTTGCTCCTTGCGTAGTTTAACTTGCTGTCTAATTAAGCGACCTGAGCAAACATGCAATATATTACCAGCGCCAGTAGGCTCGCCACTTGCTTTAAGCTCCTCGTAATAATCAATCGCTTCGTTTAACGCTTCAATCTTCTGCTCTATGGCGAATTTACGCAAATGACTTTCACACTCTGGAATACTTAACGCGCCATATCCAACCGATAAATCTCCAAGTAATGAGTTGTACATTCTTTGTGAGTGGTCGCGCTCCTTCTCTAGTATTTCAATACGCTCATTAGCCTTTGCTAGTTGTTGCTCTAGTTCTTCTATCTTTTCATCATGCGTGAAAGTAAATATTGGATTCTCGCTCATTGCATCAACCCCACTATCGGTATAATTGCTAAAGCCAACAGCGTTGTTATTAGTGCTGAAGCCAACGCCGCTGATAGATATAAAACGCTAACAAACACGCTACTGCGCTTTAGTCTCGCCCACAAAGATGTATTTACCACCTTCTCGCTTGACGAGTCCGTACCTGTTCGCAACAGGTAAGTAGTTGCCCAATGTCTTTTTAGATGCGGGTGCACAAGAAAACTCATTACACAATACCTCCACTATGTCCTCATATAACGTACCTGCGTTTTTCAACTGGCATAAACGCTCCAAGAGTCTTGGCTCGTCGATTAGTTTGTACAGTATGTTTTCGTACGCTTTACGTGTCATCGGTGATAGGTCATCCTCCGACATATAGTTGGCGATACGTTCCTGCACTGCCTTACTTGTTACCTTGCGGTACGGTCCTCGCTTTCTAGCGGGTGGTGAGGTTTGCTCAGGCATCTTGACATCTTTGTGCATCTGAACTTCAAAGGGGTCAGGTAGACGCTGTTTTATCTTCTCGATTGCGGTTTCAGTTGCCGCCGCCATGCTATACAGGTTATTGACTTGCTCTCGCAGAGCATTAATCTCTGCTAGTATTTTTTCGCCGTAGTTCATGTTTATCTCCGGTTCGTTATGGAATTTCCATAACGTGTTACACTTGGTTGATTATCCTTATATTAAAATTGTTGGCTTTTAGAAACGCGTTGAACTTCTCCACGTTCGGGGCGGCCGTGCCTTTAGACCATGCGTGTGCAGTGGCGTATGACACGTTTGCACGTAACGCCATAGCGTTCAGGCTATCGCCCGTCTGCTTCTTCATTTGGTTTATTGTGTCAGGGACACTCTGGTACATCATTGTTTCTCTCCTGTACTGTTATCAACTTTTCTTTGGCGTACTGTATGTAGTCTCGAACTCCACAGTCGAAGTCTAAACAATCATCATCGAACTCGTTACGGTATAGCTGTTCAACCGCTTCTTCCACACCGACGCTCTCTGCATACAATAGACCGCGCATCCACAAACTTTTCTTACGTAACATCTTCACGTTTAACCACCAACCAATAAGTATTCTCAGCGGGTCGCCAGCCCACGCCTTTAATTACTACACCGACATCGACCAACCGCACTGTGTGTAGTAACGATAGCACAGCGGCAGGTAAATCTGATACATCACTATAGTACTTTCTCAACTTTATATCAGATTCTAACATATCATACAACCTATCTACGCACGCTGCGTCGCCGTCGTCGGATACGCTCACCCGTATAAAGACTTCCGTCTTTGGGTCAATCCCATATAAGTCGGTGTTAACCTCTCGTGCGAGGGTCGCTATGTTAACCATGGCGCTTCTCAACAAAATACAGACCGTGCATGGCCTTAGCCCCAAAACCCTCTACGTACTCTCCATCCTCTGCCATCTCAAGGATAGGTATCGCATTGGCGATATGTGGTGGTAACGCATCAGGGCGTACAGTCAGTGCGTGTTGCTCTGAGTCAGATTCCCAGTTAGGGTTAAGCTCGTTAGCATCCCTTGCTTTGATACTAACCACATAGAACTTCTCAACGATGTTCTTCGTGTTAACTACCGCCATTACACAGTCGAAGCCGTACGGGCGGTCAGCCAGTGCCGCGTCGTAGTCCTGACGTCTAGCAATAAAAGTATCGAGCTTTTCTTTGATAGACGAGTGTTTAAAAGTATAGCCCTCGTCATACAGCGTAGTAAGCTCTTCGACTAAAGCATCCGGTGCGCTGTACCCAAACACAGCAGTCCGTGCCCTACTCAGTTCCCTATTAACAGGCCCCATACGCGAATCCCGTAGATTGCGTAACTTGCCAGTAAACAACTCAGCCACACTATGCAAGGGGCGCATGGTTAAGTGTTTAGCCGCGTTACGTGCGGCGGTGTTTATATTTGTGCTCTCCTTGACGTTAGGTATACCGCGTTGGTTCAAGGTCTTGTCAGACGCAATGCAGTATATGCGCTCCAGATACTGATTACTTTTGTTAGACCTATCTATGTAAATCTCACCTAGCGTTACAGGGTAACCTGTCAGGCATAAGTACAACCTGTGTTTGCTATCCTCATAAGGTACAAAGAAAGCGCCGGGAATTTTAGAGTGAACGCTCTTAGCGAACTCCCGTAATTCTTCTAGGTATCCCTCGTCGTTGTAGTCGAATACCCCGTGTTTATTTACTATGTCGGCTGTTATATTAATCATGCTTTACTTCCACTTTCCTAATGTACCCAAAGAAACTATTAATCCACCTGTTAAGACGTTCACGGTAATCTACCTGTTTACCTCCCCACCCCGACGTCTGGTGCGCGAAGTACTTAATACATTTAAGCAAGGCGATAAAATGTTCATCCGTGCTGTCCTGCATCACCCGCAACGCGAACTCCTGCTCTTGAGTACTTGCCACGTTCGTGTTCTGGTTGTAGTGCGCTATGAACTTACCTAACCCTACCGAAACGCGCATGTCACGTCCTCTTAACGCCGCCTTCATATTATTTAAGTCCTCGTCACGATATATGTTAGGTAGGTCCATCATCGACATCATAGGTATGGCAATATCAGCGAAACTTTTGAATGTTTTCTTATGCTTGGCTTTAGCCTCTTTGTCCACGCGCCACTTGCGTTCACCGTAGGTTTTCTTAGGCTGTTGCCACTCACCGTCACGACGCACAAACTCCAAACATCTACGATCTCTAGCCGTAGCGTTGCAGTAATACAAATCGGTGTAATCAGCTTCCCAGTCTACAGACATACGCATGTACTTAGGCATGAACGTGTTATGAGGTAGTACGAACCTACCTACTTTCTGCAAACGCCGTAAATAGGCATAGTCATCTCCCGCCGTCAGTATCTGGTTGCCGTTGATAGAGTGGACATACCACCCCCTAGGTAGATGTCTACATAAGAAATCAACACGTGATGTAGGTAGTGAGTTGTACTTACTCCACTGTGCTTGGTTACGCACAGTAAGTACTTCAGACCCATCACGATTGCGCTCCCACACAATCGGCGCAGTGGCCTCTGCATGTCGTTTGAACTCAGCGGGGGTAAAGTTATCTGCGTTAATATCCATAACGTAGTACCCCCACATACGCTCGCCATCGTGCAGTACGTACTTGTTACGGGTTATCTTAATTACCCTCTCATACCAACGCGCCCTACAGTTAGTTGGTCTGATGTCTTGGTACAACACTTTGTCGTGCAGCTCCTTGTCGCGTTTCTTCAGTACCTTAGTGTCGTTGTATAACTTCTCTACATCTGCGAACGTATCGCATGGTGAATAATATTTAGCCATTGTAATCTCCGGTTGGTAAGGCGTTATGGAAAAACCATAACGCCGTTGCCTTTATAAGTTGTCACTCTTTATGTGTACTGCTTTGCCGCATGTAGGTAAAGCGTCTCTATTGTCCATGATTGTCCATAGCACAGGGCATGACCACTGCCCCCACCCGCCGTATAAGTAACCATCAGTCAACACAATCGCCGCTTGCGGCTTGATGCCTTTGTCTTTCATGTATGCAGGTACACATTCAACGTCTGTACCACCACCGCCACGCGGTTTGGTAGACTGTGCCAGTGTCGCATAGTCTTTTTCTTCGTATGCCTCGTCACCTACTACACTAGTGCCCCAGTACAACAGGCGAATCTTCTCTGGCTTAACGTGTTCACAGATAGCAACAACCTCTGTTAAGAAAGTCGTAAGCTCAAGTTGACCTATCGAGCCGGACGTATCTACAGCAATCACTAACTCGTCAACACGCTCTGATATAGCAGACGGCATGTACACACCTGCACCCATGAAGCGACGGTTAGGTCTACGCCATGTCGAGAAGTCCTTACCTGCACATGTACTGGTAATGAACTCACGTAACACTTCACGCCAGTCTACTTGTACCTCAAGTAACTCGTCGAACGCTCGGTCTTTGTCGAGGCCCATCTTGCCTGCCATGGTCGCACCTTGGCGTATGGCATTGTCTATCTCTTGTTCCAGTTGGCGCTGTTCTTCAGCGTCCATATCTTGAGCACCATCCCAGTCGTGCTCGTCGAAGCCTTGAGGACTTCCTTGTCCTTGGCCACCGGAGTTGTCACTGCTCTGCCCACCTTGCCCGTCGCCGTCGCCGTCGCTAGGGTCTTGGTCAGGGTCATCAGGCAGTAACTTGTAAACCTGTGCTGTATCCATGTTGCGATACTTCTCGTCAATCAGACCTATTACCTTGCCGTCTTTGCGCGGCATCTTGCAGAACTCGTCTGTGTTCTCGTCTGAAATCTTTAGGTTGATTACATAGTCCATCGCCATGTTCGCCTTACGTGCATTCTGTTTCCACAAGTGACGCCATGTAATCAAGTGGCGATACATCTTGTGGTACGCCTCGTGAATAATAACAAAGCGTAGTTCAGCATCTGATAACCCCTCAACAAACGCACGACCATACCACTCGTCACGCCCGTTGGTTGCCGCTGTCGGGCAAGTCTCACTGATACTACGGTTACCTAGCATAAGTATGCCTGCTAGTGGCTTGTATCTATCTTCATGCAGGATACGACTCACTGCTTTTTG